CTCCTGCGCCGCAGCAATCAGCAACTGCTTGAGCTTCACAGAACTGATCGTCTCAATCCCATGCTGATGCTCCGCATCCTCAAGCGCCTTGACCACAGCGTCGTACGCCATCCTGCGGGGTATGTTCTTGCCTGCAAGCGACTGCTTGCGGAACATATCGATGATGCGCCATAGCGCCCAGCGTGGTTTCTCCTCCCACGCAAAGGTGTTTTGTTCAGGAAATGTGGTGTTCATAGGTACTCCAAAGGGGTGAAAAGGTCGTTTGCTAACCATCGTAACAGGCTTCGCGTCCAGAGTGTCCAACAAACCTACATCCAAGTCAATGGGCGCGAGGCCACACAAATGCTGGCTTTGAGTGGGGCTAACCTAAACATATGCGAGTGTGGCAAACAACTAATACGTCTTTCCTTAGCTGCAAGTGTATGGTTAGGGAAGCATAGATGATTAACCATCATATGCACACAAGCTACTATATATAAGTATATCTATTAGTAAGTAAAAGTATAGGTTAGAAGGGCTTGGAAGTGAGTATTCATGCGGGTTTGCGGGCATACGCTTGGATGTAGGTTTGATGGACAAGTGTCTGATGACTTTTTTTCATGGGGGCATGAATTTTTTGAATGACGGGGGAGGTTTATCCCCCGCTTTGGTCAGAGCAGCGGCATCTGTGTGGGCTGCTCCATGCGTGTGAGCCATGCCACGAAGCCGTCTTCAGAGGCAAAGACTTGGCCGGGCTCGGTGTTCTCCCAGACGTACCAGAGCTGGTACTGAGGGCGCTTGCGTCCCATTGGGTAGATGGTTTGCAGGTGGTACTCGCGGCCACGGATGTTGAGTGTGCCGGTGTTGATGATTTCTTGACGCATGGTGAACTCCTGAAAGTGAGGATGAGAGTGATTCGCAACAGCAGTTGCGTTTGGACAGGAAACGGAACAGCGGCCCAACCTCGCACGTTGAGCCGCCGGGAAAAAACAAAGGGGACAGTGTCCCCATTGATCAGAGCTTAGCTTTGAGGCTGCGCTTCTGTGCAGCGGTCATCTTGGCAATGATGCGCAGCGCCTGTGCAACGAGGTCAACCTCGGTCTTCCCAGAACTCGGGTAGATGTCGGCCAGCATCCTCTGCAGCGCCTTTCTTGCTGCCTCATAGCCAGCACTGTCCGCGTCCAGCACCATCGAGCCTGTGGCCTTGCCCGCCCCTGCGACCACGGACACACCGTAGAACTTCGCCACCATCGGCAGCAGCACGACCCGGCCCTTGTCGGCCTTGCGGGGTAAGCCCTTGCGGATCTTGGCGATCTCGGCCAGATACACGGCGTGCTCGGCCTGGGCGTTACGCACTGCTGTGAGTGCCTTGTTGACGTTAGCTTGCATGATTCACTACTCCTTGAGAATGGGGACACTGTCCCCGTTTGTGATACATGGCGTGTGTGCCATGTGCGGTATCGGTGCGGCTTCTGCCTCATCGATATCTAAATCTTACTTATGGGGGGTTTTTGGAAGGTCATCAATCACCCCCCTTCAGACCCCACCGTACCCCCACTCCCAGCTATGGCAGCATGATGGGCGTGGCCGTATGAACACTGTTTTGCACCCGCTCCCACATCTTCTGTAATACCAAGCTACTACAGAAACCAAAAAAGTTATCGCCGCACGATAAACTCGCTAATTTCTACAAAATTTCCCACCACCCTTTGTCTAAAGTTAGACACACCCGGGCAAAAAAAGACCCCGCTGGTTTCCCAGCGGGGCGCAATGGGATGACTTTCCCAAGGAGAAGCAGATGACTTGCGACAACTGCCAGAACAAGTGTATATTACGCAGCATCGGTAAGCAAGGGCTCACGCCTAAACCCGCACATGCTTGAACACCTGATCAGTGACGATCTCGACCCGACCATATTTGATGGTCCTCCTACAGGCTTTACTGCCTTGGACAAAGCCGCGCCTGAGCAATTGATCGACGCACAGGCTGAGACCGCGCAGTGGCTAAATGAGTTAGGGCTCACTGACACAAAGGTGGATGATCAGGCAGCGGCGGCTACGGCCCGCAATGCATTTGCTGCACTTACCAACGGCACCACACCGGCCAACATCCAGACAGCGCTCACATCAATGAAGACGCCAGTTGCCGTGCAGCGGCTGGTGGGGATGCTGACAGCCTATGACTGGGAATTTGTACAGCAAGCCAAGGAAATCCGTGGGTATACGGTGGCCAAGCTCATTGAAGAGACGGAAAGCCCGAACGCCAACATCCGGCTCAAGGCGCTGGGTCTGCTTGGCAAGGTCACCGAGGTGGGGCTGTTCACGGAAAAGGTCGAAATCAAGAAGACTGACCTGACTGAGGAAGAGATCGACAAGAAACTCAAGGAGAAGTTGGCCAAATTCATGGGCGTGACCGACGCCGACTACACCGATGTGGAAGACAAGCTGCTAACTGATGACGACGAATCCGCCACTGACGCCTGAGCAGGCCAAAGCGCTGCTTAAAAACATTTCCCGGCTAACCACCGAGGAGAAGCTTGAGGCGTTGGAGCTTATAAATAAGTCTGAGGAGCACCGCCAGCGCTCATTGGCGCGGGGCGACATGATTGAGTTTGCCAAGTCGGTGTATCCGGGCTTCAAAGTGGGGCCGCACCACAGAAAACTGGCCAAGATTTTCAAAGATGTGATCGAGGGCCGCAAGCGCCGGGTCATCATCAACATCGCGCCACGTATGGGTAAGTCTGAGTTCTCAAGCTACCTCTTTCCTGCTTTCTTCTTGGGGAATTTTCCGGAACGGAAAATTATCATGGGCACGCACACTGCGGGCTTGTCTGAGGACTTTGGACGCCGGGTCAGGAACTTGATTGAAGGCGATGACTACCAAGAGCTGTTTCCAGGCACCAAGGTGGCTGACGATCAGAAAGCTGCTGGCAAGTGGTCTACGGGCGCTGGCGGGCAGTACTATGCTGCTGGTGTCGGTGGCGCTCTGGCTGGCCGTGGTGCTGATCTCTTTGTTATTGACGACCCTCATAGTGAGCAGGACGTAAAGGCCAACAGCCGTTTGGCGTTCGATACCGCATGGTCGTGGTTCCAGACAGGCCCGTTGCAGCGCTTGATGCCAGGGGGCGCGATCATAATCATCATGACGCGCTGGGGCAAACTGGACCTGACCGGGCGGCTGCTGGACTACCAGACCAAGAACCCCGACGCAGAGCCGTGGGAGGTGGTGGAGCTACCAGCAATACTCCATGAAGACACGCCCAACGAGAAGTCGCTCTGGCCAGAGCAGTGGCCGCTTGATTCGCTCAAGCAGAAAAAGGCGGCGATGGACCCGCAGTATTGGAACGCCCAGTACATGCAGAACCCCGTCTCCAACAACGCGGCGATCATCAGCAGGAAGCTCTGGCGCATATGGGAGCCAGACGAGCCGCCGCGCTGCGACTACATCATCCAGTCATGGGACACGGCGTTCGAAGCCAAGACCAGCGCTGACTACAGCGCCTGCACGACCTGGGGTGTGTTCTACAACGAGGAAGAGCAGGACAAGGCGCAGATCATCTTGCTCGATGCGTTCAAGGACAGGATGGCGTTTCCCGAACTGAAAGCGGTGGCGCTCAAGCACTACAAAGAGTGGAAGCCCGACGCGTTCATCATTGAGAAAAAAGCCGCCGGAGCGCCGCTGCTACAGGAGCTGCGCAAAATGGGCATCCCAGCGCAGGAGACCAACCCAAGCCGGGGCAACGACAAGATCACCCGGGTCAACGCCATCGCGGACTTGTTTGCCTCTGGGATGGTGTGGGCACCGGACACCCGCTGGGCGCGGGAGGTCATCGAGGAGGTTGCATCGTTTCCCAACGGCGACAATGACGACTACGTGGACACTACGTCCCAAGCCCTGTTACGATTTCGGCAAGGCGGTTTCATTGCCCTGGACAGCGACGAGCCCGACGAGCCACAGTTCTTCAAGCGAAGAACGCACGCCTACTATTAAGGACACATCATGGCCACAAACATCGACAAGGCGCTGTACCAGCAGCCGCAGGGGATCGCAGAGCTTGCTCAAGACGAGGAGCCCATTGAGATCGAGATCATTGACCCGGAGGAAGTCAACATTCACGCAGGCGGCTTGGACCTGAGCATCCGCCCGGACGGCGAGGACGAAGACAGCTTTGACGCCAACCTTGCCGAAGACTTGGACGAGGGCGAGCTGGCAACGCTGGCCGGTGAGCTGGCCGACGACATTAAAAACGACCTGGGCTCCCGCACAGAGTGGGAGAAGTCCTACGTGCAGGGCTTGAAACTGCTGGGCTTGCAGTACGAGGAGCGCACGGAGCCGTGGGACGGCGCTTGTGGCGTGTTCCACCCAATGATCACCGAGGCGGTGGTCAGGTTCCAGTCCGAGTCCATCACGGAGACCTTCCCAGCACAGGGCCCGGTCAAGACCAAAATCTTGGGCAAGCAAACGCCGGAGAAGGACGAGG